CACCAGTTCGGCCTCGTTCACCCGGGGTTTTGGTTGTGGCGTGACATGAGCTTCTTTTAGCGTCACACTGTCAAACGTCACGCTCATGTTGTATACCCCCGCTGTGTCCGCCGCTGTGCCTGCATGGCTGCTATGTCAGCCATGATTTTGTCAATCGGGTAATCTGACGACGCATTTATACTGCCTATGTCGATTGGTGCAGAGTTGTCCTGGTTGCCTATGCTTGTGCCTCCTCCTCCGGACATACTGGCCGGTTGTGCTGCGGGCATGACTGCAGCTTCTGCAACCTGCATTGATGCTTCCTGGACTGCCGGGACGGTTGCCATGAGCGGGTCCACAAAATACGCTCCGAAGTTCGGGAGCTGGGACAGTGGGCCCTGTTCTGCCGGGGAATGGGGTATAAACTGGCCGATAATGTTGAATATGTCACCTATGGCACCAGCCACCGCGCCTGCGGCCGACTGCATACCCTGAACAATAAACATGATAATGTTGTAACCGGCAGCGACGAACCCCTGAGCGAGACCTACAATAAACTCACTAATCCCGGTAAATAATGCGGTAAACGCTTCTTGCACTCTGCCACCAAGTGCCATAAACGCCTCTGCTATGATGGAGAACGATCCAACCAGGGCGCCTGGTATCCCTGCCAGGACAGACCCAACGATGTCTACAAGGCCTGAGAACGCCCCGCCGACGGTGTCAGGTATTGATGCTACCGCCCCGCCTATGGCATCGGGCAGACCGGTGAACCAGTTGACAGCCCCAGTCGACGCCTCTTCACACCAGCCCGGTACTTCATCGAGCCACGACCTAAAGTCTGCACCGGCACCGGAGACAAACCCGCCAAACTCATACCCGGCGTCATAAATCCAATCAAAGACGCCTAATTCATTCATTACGTAAACTGCAGCCAGACCAAGCGCCAGCCCGGCCAGAATTGCCAGGAGAGGGGCAGCAGCGACCAAAAACACCCCAATCGAACCTGCAGCAGATGCGAGAGACGTGCCTATACCTGCTATTGATGCCCCTATACCGAGGCTCTTGAGTGCTGCCAGACCCATGAGAGCGGGCCCGAGAATTGCAAATCCTTGAGCTGCAAACAGAGCCAGGCCGGCTACCGCCTGCAACGGTTCAGGCAACAGGGTGATAAATTCGGCGAATTTACTAGCCGCGTCTGCAACAAGTGTCATGGCAGGGGCCATTCCCTCACCAAGTGCAATTTTAGCGGCGTCCCACTTGTTATTTGCAATCTCCATCTTTGATGAATTAGATTCTAAATGGGTGTTGAACGCTTCCAATTTAAAATTTGAATCGTCCATCTCCCCCGTGAGCCCTCCTAATGCGTCCGTTTGGTCAAGGAGAGCAAGCGCTGATTTAGCTCCATATGTCCCAAAGATTTCCTGCAAAAACCCTGCTCGTTCAACGTCGCCGCTCATCCCATCTAAAACTGGGCGCAATTGTTCTAGAACAGATTTGAGGCCTACAAAGTTTCCGTCGTTGTCTTTAACATGCACCCCCATGTCCTCAAGTTTTTGAATGACAGTAGGATCAACGAGCCGGGATAACATGGCATTAAGGGACGTACCAGCCACCTCAGAGGAGGTAAACGAGTTCTGAATCAGAACATTGGCTGCGGCGAGTTCTTCGAACGAAATGCCGAGTGTAGAGGCTGAACCAACGTTTTTCATGATTTCAGTTGTGAAATCTGCAAGTTCCCATTTTCCAACTCCGACCGCTTTTGCAAGGATGTTAGTTACTTGCTCAGCGGAATACGCTTCGTCTCCATATGCTCCAAAAACGTTGATAACTGTGTTAACCGCGTCTGCAAGGTCCATGTTCCCCCCTACTGCAAGCTGAATTGCTTCCGGGAGAACTAACATCATTGTATCAAAGTCATACCCGACGGAGACCATCTCGTACATAGCCGTTGAAATGTCAGTTGCACTCAGCGGAAACTGAGTTGACATGTCGAGAGCTGCATCACGGGCCCGGTGGAATTCGTCTTCGGATAAAACCCCTAATGCTTTGACGTTGACCATTGCATCATCAAAATCAAGAAAAGATCGGTTGATATCGTCCACCATAAGTTTCGAGGCGACTCCGACCCCGGTGAACGCTGCACCAACTGCTATGAGGTTTTTCTGAGATGTAGCTGATCCCGTGCCAGTCTGATCGTTCGCTATGATATTATATGCGACGTCTCCCAGTGAGCCCAATAGCCCCATTATCGCCTCTGATTATTACTGTCCATGATTTCCATCTTCCGATTATACCAGGATTTCCAATACAGCCGAATGTCTGCCGGGAGGCCTGCATATTCCCGAGGGTCGAGGATACCGAGATACCGGAGAAAATCCCCGTAGTTTTGGCCGCGTTCACTCGTTGCGAAAGGATTTGAGATTCTTCACTCGTCCTGTCCTGCAAGCAACAATACCCTCAAGAAATGCCTGGAGAATGGTTAATGCATCGTTAACCGGCCACTTGTCTTTGTTTTCTTCGAGCCAGCCTGCAGTAATCAGCGGGTTTGCAGTCATGAGAGCAATCTGCCGGTATGTTATCCGGGACAGTTCAGGGTTGTTTTTTTCCAGTTCAGTTTTTCTCTGTTCCAGCGCCCCGTACTCCTGCATCTCCTCCTCAGATAGAGCGGTTCTCACGGCTATTTTGTCTCCGTTCCCGAGATCTACCTCCTCATAGCAATCCTGAACCCGGTGTTCGAGCATGGCTATCTCATTTTGCCATTTGAACGTTTCAACAGTTTCAGCGGCTTTTAACCGGTCAAAATTGGGTTGGTGGGTTTTAAGTACCTCGGCGGCTTCCTGAGGGTCGATTTTCCGGCTCATGTTATGCTAACCGACAGAGTGTCAGGGTCTCTCATCTCGACATCAGCATCCACATCAATGATCTTCCCTGCATCTTCCCAGGCAATCCCGCCAGTTTTAAACCAACAGTCCGGCTGCGTAATAACGATCGTAGTGCTGCCCTTGGTCAGGGTCCCAATGAGATCGAAAATCTTCGGATCTCCAACCGTATAAGTAGCATTGCCGGTTATTGACGCGACTACAAACGTCCCGAGGTCATCCGTAGAATCGATGGCTCTGATGGTGTGCCCGTAGACTTTTTTAAACAGTTTTGTTGTGGTCCAGGTATCCCCAATTGCGGCAGACCCAACCTCAATTATCTCTGTGATCGCGTTTCCGTCCCCGTCTTCTCCGGTGAGTGTGATCGTCCCGCCGGTCGTAATGGCTTTCGTTGCCAGAGTATACCGAATCCTGGACAGGGTAGCAATAGTATCATCGGTCATGTCCTCATAAAAATCCGAACCGTCGAGGACGGTTGATGTTGCGAGCAGCGTTTCTGCTGTTCCGCTGATTGGCACATTGTTAAGCGAATACCCGAGCGTTTTTTCAGCGTCAGCGTATACCAATGCTTTTTTGATCTTTGTCTTTACAGTGATTTTACCGGGGATATTAATGTCTGAATATTTCCCTCCCCGGGTGTGTGAGACGGTCGACCGGTCCCACTTTACATCATACGTTACGTCTGCAAGAGCCACACCGCCAACGGTGAGGGTCCCCATTGCCCCCGTATATTCTCCAAAATCAGCGACAGTTGTCATGTTTCCTCCTTATGAATCGTTTAATACGTAAGAGAACGAATACCGCCGGGCAATGTGAATCCCGCCGATATCTGCATCGTTCTGGGTTGTGCTGCTGTTTCGGGTCCACCCATACGTTCCGGTAACAGCATCCGGAGCGAACAGGATTTCGTCAATCGTTTCTGCAATCATGTCTGCATCTTCACCGGTGCATGGGGGATCCTCCTGGTTGGTATCGATCCAGATGTCTACCTGCAGGGTCGGTGAGTTGTCCCGGTTCCGGTATGCATTGTATCCGGCCCGGAGTTTGCTTGATTCATTGTTTTCAAGCAGGGTGACGCTAGGAATATGAGCAGGCTGCACCCCGTGAGCCCGGTACACATACGGACCGCCTAACAGAGCCTGCAGGTCTGTATCATCCCGGAGCACGTCAAGGAGTGCTGCGAACACAACCGGGTTCATACATACCTCGCTGCATACTGTACCAGGGCTTTTGCATACTCCTGGTCAATAATCGCCTTATACTGGTCCTGTGTTGCCTCAATTGCATCCATGAGAAATGGTTTTGGCTCAGTTCCTTCCCGGGCAATCTTCAGCCAGATAGCATACCAGGGGAAATCAGAACCGCCCCGGCTCTTTCGTTCAGCCCACTTCTGAATCGCTTCCATTGGAGCGAAATGTGGCCGGGTTCCCTCATGGACGTAAAGGGCATAGGTATCGACCTCAATCCCTTCAGAGTTCTTCACATCCGCCTCCACTCCGACCCGTGCAATCCATTCATCAGTCGATACAACCTCGACTGAATACCCGATATGGCCCCGGAGCAGGCCGGTATCGAAAGGTGCGTTTGTGTATGGAGTTGACCCGGGTGTCAGGTTCTTTTTTGCCTGTGTTTCTGCGATTGCTGCAGATCTCACAAGACCTTTCCGGATACCGTCTTCACAGCCCTTTTTGATTCCAAGAATCCGCTGTGCCATCTGTTCAGGAGTGCAGATTGTTGCCATTTATGACCCCCTTAACGAAACAACCCAGGATACAACGGTCGAAACTCCAGCGGTCAGAGCAACCATAAGAATCTTGTCAAGCGTTTTTCTCTGGTCAGATTCCGACTGAATCATAGAGATCCTGTTTGCAAGAATTGCATGGTCTGACCAGGTTGGTCTGGTCTGTTCGAGAGTCCGGATCCGTTCCTCCTGTCCTACCATGCATTGACTCAGTTCCCGTTTCACCTGGTCCAACGTCTTCGAAACGTGTGCAACATCCTTTCTAAGTTCTGCCATATCGATCCGCAGATCCGTGATGATATCATCATCAGGCATCACTGCACCGCCTTGAGAACCGCTTCGTAATGGTCAACCGCAGACCGCCCGGAGACGGAATAACATGTTTCTATACTATACACCTCTTGAAATGGTCCGGAAGTCCCATCTACCCGGTATTCTGCCGATGAGACGGTGACTGTGCCGGGAAGAATCAGAGATAATGGTAGATCGATTAACTGACCTGTTTCGTGAATGACCCGGGTCTTTCCCTGCCCTTTGTTCCCGGCGTAATAGAACCGACAATCAACAGAACTCTGGTCAACCGGCCAGTAATACTCATACTCGCCGTAATTGTTCTGCCAGTCGCTACAGGTTCCGTTTGCCACGGCTGCACCGGTTCCGGTGTCGGTCAATGCCTCATCGTTCTGGAATGTTCCGGTCAGGTTTTTGAGGACCAGGTAACCGGATGTTAAGCCTGATACCTTGTCTATCACTGCCGTTGCGTGACTGGTTGCACCGGAGACCGTGAGGCCTTTGGTGAATGTCCCCGTCCCGGTGTCAAAGCTCAGTTTCTGCTTCTTTTCTCGTTTCAGGATGTTACAAGTATGAGCCAATAGCCGGGAGTTCATGCGTCGTAATCCTCCTCATACTCCATTGGGTTCTGGTCAAGGGTCATCATCTCCCGGTCATCGGTCTCAACTGCTTCGTTCGGCACTTCGCCCCCCTGGAAGTCTGCGATAATCTGCAGGCATTGTGCCATATGGGACGTCTCACCAACTCCTGCAGCCCGAGTGTATGAATAATCACCTATGGATTCAGATTTCAGATCCGAGCCGCCTACCTTGAACACTTCGTAAAAATGACAGATAAGGAGAGCATGACAGAGGTCATAGGTATCCGAATCAAGCCCCGGATCCAATCTGGATAACCTGGCAGCTGCAACACCTGAATACAGCGTAAAAAGAGCAGGGGTGAACGGCCCGGCTTCGGCTACCTCATACGAGGACACCTGAGCGATCATGTCTGCCGTGACCGTCATTTGTCACCTTATGCAACACAATTTGTCAGCTTGTATACCGCTGTGTTCAGGTTGCTGCCATTTTTGAAGATCGGAGCTTTGACCTGTCTCCAGACATCAATCTGATACATGGTTGCACCGGACTGGTTGGAGTCCCATTCCCGGACTTTGACCGGACCATCACCGATAACACAGGCAAGGCCTGCAGCACTTCCGATAGTACAGGACTCGTCGGTTACAGTTGTTGAGTCGATAAAGATCGGGATGTTATATCCCGGAATGGTTCCGACACAGCCTGCAAGTGCTGCCGGGTTCCCGGTGCCTACTGCCTTGATTGCGTCGGTTGCCAGGTATGCAGCATGGACCTCTCCGGTCATGAGACAGAAGTCCGGTTTGTTCGGATAGATTGCTGCAACTGCCGTTGCAATGTCTTTGAGCGGGCTGTTGGTTGCAGTTGACCAGACGGCAGAAGCATCAGCGGTCTGAGGGGATGTCTGCAGAGCAGTGATAATCTTCTTGTCAAGGGTCCGGTTCAGTTCGTTTGCTGCAGACTGTTTCTGGATTGCCAGCGGGTCGCCTGCCTTGCTCTTATACTGAGCTTCGTCAGTCCTTGCCAGGTACACCCGGTCTTTTTTCAGGGAGAAATCCACATAGGTGAAACTGCCGGTTTCGACGTCCACAACTTCAAGTTCGTCAAGGTCTTCATGGACTGAACCTGGTTTACTGATTGGTATGGTTGCCGTGAGTTCTGGGACCTGTGCATGGGTGAACAGACTACCCAGGTTGAGCTGAGCGTTTGCCTGTTCGAGAATACCTAATACGATGTTCTTTGCATCGAGTGAGCCGGAGATATCGGCTGCAGTTATAATTCCGGGCATTTTAAGCCACCAGTCCTACCCAGAGGGTACCTGTTGCACCTGATCCGAATGCTTCGGTCACGGTTCCAACAAAGATCCGTGGATCCTGAATCTTGTCAAGTTCTGTCTGTACGGTTGCTTCAACATATGATGAAGGAGCATCGAGAGCTACCATGTCAGCTGCCTTTGCAATCTTCCCGGTTGAACCAGCGATAACGTTCTGCCATGCTGCAATGGTTGCTGCAGTTGCAGTAACCTCGACCCGGCCCCATACAACCGCCCGGAATTCTACAGCGTCTCCGCTAGCGGCTTCAATGGCTACCGCAAACTTTCCTTTGTCGGTCGCAACTACCGGATCCCATTTTCCGTCAGCTTCAAGGTGGACCACGTCGCCCTTGGCTACTGCAGCTCCAGCCGTCAGGACCTGGACGATTGCCTCTTCTCCTTTGATGTCTCCAACTGCCATTATTCAGCACCTCCTGATATCGTGATACTCGGAATCCCGAGTTTCCGGAGCCGGTCTTCGTCAGATGCGGTCTGTTTGGTGTTGACAAACTCTGCACCGTCTTTGCCTTTCGGCTGTGCTTTGGTGTTTCCATGCTGCAGCATCTTGATTGCAAATGCTCCGGGGTCTGTCTCAAACTCTGTCCGGAGTTTCTTTTCCTCATCTTCGGTATGAGTGAGACCTTTCGACAGACAGTTTTTCATCTCTGACCATCGGGCATTCTTCTTCTCTTCTTCGATACTCTTTTTGAGGTTCTCAAACTCTGTGACCTTTGCCTTGAGATCGGTGATCTCCTTGTCTTTAGCAGAGATGAGAGAATCCTTCTCCTGAAGTTTGAGGTTTGCAAACTCCAGCTGTTTGGGGAGTTCTGGATCTGGTGTCATCTTCTTGTCTTCGGGAGGCTGCAGGTTGTTCATTTCAGCAGGCTGCCCAGATTTTTCAAAGAGCGATACGAGAGATTTCAGCGTGTTGTGAATCTCTGACCATATGCCGGACTGGTCCGGCTTTGTGTTGAGAAACATGGCTTTCGGGTCGTTCGGTTCTGCATGTTCACCCCGGACAAACAACAGGACATGACTTGGTTTGACCTTCCCTACCAGGTGCCCTGTTTCCAACGATGCAGCAGAGAACCCGGTTGAATGAGCCAGTTTCCCAAGATTGTAATACTCCTGCACTTCCGGGTCCGAGAACTGAATCCGGGACGATAACCGCGGAGTTCCGGACGTGTGGACCTGTGACCCGGTGAGTTTACCGGCAAGTCTGCCGTTTATCCTCGCAAGTTCTGCAGCAGCGTTTTCACGGAGTGCTTTGTCACTTGGGTGTTTTGGCCGTTCGTCGGTTGTGAAAATGAGCGGTACTGAATCCCATTCGTTTTCAGTTCCTTCAAAATTAGGGACCCCGTAATAGGCCTTCTTCCCTGGTATCCACGGAAGATCTGTAGGGACCCACTGGTCTAGCCCCTGCAGGATGGTTTCATGCCCTTGGGTTGTTTCTGGGAGATGTTCGATGTTCCCGAATTGTGCTTCCGGATGAATAGAATCCGGGTGTGTATCGGGCATACTCTATCGTTTGCTGAACGAGTATTTATTAAGGGTAAGAAATCTGTCAATAAATTTCAGGAGTTTATAAACATGGCATATGCTATGGTATGTTTGATGTAACATAGCATGACATATGATATGTTTATGGTAGTGGTTATCGAGAGGGACGGCATCCGGTTCAGGCGTACGTCAGTCGAGGTCAGGGAGGACCTCCATGAGTGGGCAAAAGAGCAGGGAGTAAATATGACCGCGTTATTAAATCGGGCACTGGAAGAGAAGAAGGGGAAGAAAAAATAGATTTATTCGACTGGCTTTGATCTTTTAACGGTTCGCTCAAGCCCTTTACAGATGAACTCTGACAGGTCGATGTTTTTCACCTGGTCATAGAGATCTTTCGGTATCATGACCTGTCTCCGGACCAGCGGGTTTTTGTCCTGTGCATTCCAGGCTACCACACCAGATCGGGTTCGGTGTCCTTCGTTGTCCTCCGGGAACAATTTATTCAGGTTGTTTGCAATCTCTGACCAACTCATATCACCTGCATTCGTCCGGATGTAATCCTGTTCACGGTCTGAATACTCTTTTACTGTCATGGTATTTTCTCACCTCTCCGTTTCTTCTTCTCTTTCTGAATCAGAATCGGTTCATCAGGTGCATTCTCGTATTTGCTCCCTGCTTCCTTCCATTTCCTGATATCTTCATCTGACCATTTGTTACTATTATACGGGGCTTTTCCTGATTCAACATCTTCCTCAAACTGTTCCCGCTCGCGGTCGGCTCTGCCGTTGTATTCTGCGAAATGAGGGCCAAGTGTGCATCTACATGACGGATGAGCAGGAATGTCAGGAGCGTCATTAATCGGAAACACCTGCAGGTGATACCCAAGACAGACCGGACAACATCGGTCATCTGGTCCGGCTAACCATTGGACGTATTCAATCCCATCGTTCTTGTATCGGTTAAGTGCCCCCTGGTTGAGAGCATACATTATTTCTGTCCGGGCAATCCGTTCGGCTGCATATCCGAGAGCAACACCAGCAGACTCCATATTCCGGATTATCTCATCTATTCCCTGACCTTTCACCAGCCCGTCGGAGAGGATTGTTAGCATTTTATTTTTAACATCGTCTTCAAGCCCGTCGATGAGATCCAAGTTTCGTTTAACCAATGCATCTATGGCGGCCTTGTTTGGGTCGATATAGATATCGGGTTTTTCATACCCTGGAGGGTCTTCGATCCATACTCCGTTCTCAAAATGCCCGGCCACTTATGCCCCCCGAGGATACTCTTTCAAGTATTGGCCTGCCATACTGTCACCGGCCTCAAATGCCCGTTTCATGTATGCCTGGATGGACTCAGCTTTCTTATCGATCACATCCTGCCTGAACGTTCCGGACTCGATAAGGATTTCATTTTTAGATTTCCCCTCTTTGGCTAGTGCAGCCATTCTCCGGGCATACGAATTTGTGATATCCTCGATGTCAGCGGTATATTTTGAGATGATTGAATCGGCTTTCCCGAGGTCCGGATCCCTGACGTTGCCGAAAGTAGAGACGGGTCTTGATACCCTCTCTGCTTCTATCTCTGCCCTGGTTGCATCATCTACCGGGTTATGGTCAAGGAGTGCCCGCCGTTCGTTCAGTGTCAGGTCATCGTGCCCTTTCTCAATCTTCTGAATGTTTTGAGCGGTCTTGTCCTGCTGCAGTAATGGTAATGTGATATCTACATGATATCCGACATATCCGGTTTCATCCAGCCAGACCTGGAACAATGATTCGAACGCTTCTTCCAGCCAGATATGGATACCTGAGACGTAAGCGGTCATGAGGTCAAAGCCTGCAGTGTCGGAGCCTCCAAGCCTGCTATCCGAGGTTGATATCCATGATGACGGGCTGAAATGTTCGGTTATCATCTTGTTCAGGGCTTCGATAGTTGCCAGGTTGTCAGCCGTGTCAGTGATGTGAGGATCAACGAGTTCCATATTGTCACGGAGGGTAAACCCGGTGTCCTTGCCCCATTTCTTCAGGAACAGTTTGGCATATTCAACGTCCCCAAGTTTTCCTCCTCGTTGTGCTGCAGTCTTTGCCCCGGTAATCCGGATAAAGAGGAGCGGAGATCCTACTCTCCGGCCCCGCTGCATCTGGGCGTTCCAGAGATAATCCAGCATCCCGAGGACCGGGATACATGACTGGATTGCGGGCTTTCCCCCGAGGTCGGAGATGACCGGGTCCTGTACCGTGAAGATGTTCCGGACCTGGACCGGAGAGCCTGAAGTGTCAGACTGAATCTGCCAGTATTCGATCTCGTTTTCTTTCGTCAGGATTATTCCCTGCAGGAGCGGGTTACAGGCAGCATACTGCTTTGAAGGAATCTGATAGAATGACCAGGCGGGAAGGTGGCGAAGATCGGTCAGGATGAACTCGTTGTCTACCCATTCGAAGACCGGGTTAAAGATTCCAAGGCCATACCAAAACGAATCATACCATGCCTGTTGTATCCGGGCATTGAGTTTGACATCCTTTGCTATCTGCTGTGCTTTGGTTGAGAGGTCCGGGTCCTTTTCGTTCTTGTCGTTGAGGATCTCAATCTCCAGTTTACCTGGAAAGATGAGGTTCCGCTGTTTGATTGCTACCCCATCGCCGTAGATGTTTGATGAATACTTCTTGAGTTTCTCAACCGTGACATCCGTCTCTTTCCATACTCCTCCGGGTGATGATACCCATACAACCCCTTCAGAGGGTTTCTCTTGTGATTTTTGTTTTTGTGCTGCCATTATAACCAGCCTCCTTCATCTGCATAATCCCCGGCTGTCGGTTCATCAATGGTATCGTAAGATCCTTCATTTGAACCTGCAAAGACCAACATTAATGCATCAGCCCGGTCAGGGGAAGGCAATCCTCTTTTTTTCATCTCCTCTTTTGATTCGATTTGAATCTGGCCTCTACTGGTGACTTTATATCTAATATTCGCCAGTTGAGCCAGGAGCAGTTCATCATTTTCAATATCGATATCTCCTTCTTCGAACCGGGTCCTGAGGCCCCACCACCATTCAGCCCGAGCGTTTTTGTATCGTTCAGGATCTTCGGCTCCTGAACCGGATTGCATATCTAATGCAGGCATTCCGAGTTCTATGAGTCTGTCAAGAACTCCGGCACCAACTCCGACAGCATCTATCTTTGCTGCTGATGCGTTCGTATTCCGAATCTCCTGAACTACATACCCGGAGAGTTCCATCGTATCACATTTTGGCAGGGTTTTTATGATTCTTGCAACCGGACCAGAACGGTGAATAATCACCGTTTCATCTGCACCAAACCGGGCAACATCAACTCCAAGTTCTGACGGATTACAGGGAGACAAGTTCCGGTCCACTGCAGCCTCGATTAGATGGAGAGGAATAAGGGTATCGTCACTTTGTGCAGGGAATTGTGCCTTGATTCGTGAGAGATATAACGGTGAAGTTTCACCCCAATCCCGGAGGCGGTCTGCTACCCATCGAGGAGTAACAAGGTAAGGTGCAGGAAGTTCTCCGGTGATCTTTTCTTCCCAGGCGTTCTGGATAATATCCTGTCCAGTTATTCCGAATTCAGTGAAATTTGGAGTATCAAAAGCAGAGATTGAAATCTTGGAAACTCCCGGAGATTTGAAAGCCTTTGCAAATCGACCTGATGGATTCGTAGGGTTTCCAATCATCAGGAGCCTTGCATGTTCAGATGTAAGAACCCCGTCTATTCCTTCGAAGATTTCTTCTGAAACTCCGCTGGCTTCATCAACAACAACAAGGATATGAATCTCATGGAATCCCTGGAACCGGTCAGGGTCATAGTCCGGAGCCGTAAACCCCCATGCAAACCAATCTGCATCCAGTTTCAGTTCCTGTGTGAGCATATCACCGCCTAGCGGGTAAACTGACCGTTGGTATGTTTTCCGGATTTCTTTCCAGAGAATTCCTTTGACTTGCCGGTCGGTTGGTGCAGTGGTGAGAACAATAGACGGTTGATGAGTATACAGGTACCAGAGGGCAACATCAGCGGCAGAGAAAGATTTTCCGGCACCGTGACAAGACTTTACTGCAGTGGTTGTGTTGTCCCGGACGGATTCAAGAATCTCAATCTGCTTCTTCCAGGGATTATGACCCAGGACGGTCCGGACCCACCATTCCGGATCGTTTAATGCCCGGTCCAGGGTTGCTGAGGCGTCACTCTGGCTTATTTGCATTCTTTACCAGTTCCATCCATGAGATTGTTCCGGAGTGTTCAACTTCCTGCACGTCTCTCCACCGGGCCCCCATCCGGTTTTTAGACCAGAACCGCTGCGCCTGGAACACCGGAGGGATAAACCGGGTTTCCTTGACTTTTTCGACTTTCGCATGTTCCCCGGTTCCAACAACTACTGCCCGCGTCTCCTCCACATAGTACCCAGTACAGGATTTAAAAACCGCGTTTTCTACTTTGGCGTTTGCTGGCTCTTTCCCAACCTTTATGGCCTCCGATAACTCCGGGATTTTCTTTATCCATTCCTGCAGCGTTGACTGTGCAACCCCGAACGCTTCTGCAATCTCTTTATTGGTGAATCCTCTCATTGCAAGGGCTTTCGCATGGTCCGGATGTATATCTGGATCGTATTTAGTACGTGGGTCACGTTTCGCTTTCTTTCCCTGTGTTTTCCCTGCCATCTACCCTATTACCTCCACCATGTTCCATGGAGCAATGATAAGGGCCGTTGACGGGTTTTGTTCAGTGTGCCCTTTGAGATGAACCCGTATGTGTGCCCTGGTTCCCCGCACCTCTACTAGTTCACCAGACACTCCATGCGGCCATACCCGGAGAAACGGACTGCTTGCAGGCGGCTGATAATGCATCATAGGTGTGCTCCGATGATTGCCGCGTAACCTGCTCCTGCCACAAACGAGAGTGCAGCAATGAGCAGTATTCTGATTGTATCGCATAGTGTCATGATACACCCGTCCGGGGGATCGAACCCCGGTTATACCATTACGAGTGCCGGTATGCAGGTATGAGAATTGTATCAGGGGTGAAACATTGCGAGTCATGGTTTTACATCAATGGCGAATGATAATACATGCAAGGGGGAATGTGGCATACCGGGAACCTCTCATCTCCGGAACCGAACCGGACGAATTACAAAAAATGAGAGTTTATTCAGAGGTTAGACGTGCAAACAGTTTCTCAATTGTCTGCCTTCTGCCTGAAACCCGTGATTCATCGGGAAACTGCAGCTGATACCGCCGGGTCTCCTCTAGGTGTGCCACGTCCGGGTTCTCGTTGATTCCGATTTTGTATCCATTTTTTTCTTCAATAACTTTCATTTTAGTATACCTCAATAATTTGTTCCGGGAACTTTGCTGATATCCATCTATACAAGGTTTTCAACACTTTTTCAATCACTGCGATGATTGCGCCGCTGGCTGCCAGTTGCATTTCAATCCCCATTTGGCTAAATGGGTTGCCTGACAACATGGCCGACAGTCCGACAAATGCTCCAACCAGTGCCGTAGCACCGAGAGAGTACCAGTCAAATAATGGTGAGGGTTTTGTCGGATCAATGTTTTTCGCGCTCCACCAGATGAGCGAATACAAAACACCGGCGAATACTGCGGTTATTAATGGTTCAATGTTCCCAATCATAATTGTACCTCCTCCCCCGTTTCATTCACGGGTTCATCGGTCTGGTTTGCGAGTTCTTCCCCGGTTGTTTCGTTAAAAAGAGATTCTGTCGTGGTATCCCAGAGCCAGTCAAAACCTGCATCGAGGCTCTTGTTTGCATCGCTTGAAAGTAGGCCATGGTCGTGTCTGCTGTATGAATACTGTAGAGCACTGGAATTCGTATCCAGCCCTGATTTTAATGAACCCTTTACATCTTCATACAGGTACCCCGATGGAGTTGTGCCTTTAACAGATACTCCCACTGTCTTTCCCTGCACTTCTACCTGTGATTCATAGGTAGTTCCGGGACCAGACCCCATCAAGCCCCAAAGCCCCTCAACGGTTTGAGTTTCTGGATACCTGCTTTCTCCTTCCCCCCCACCCCCGGCAATAAAGTTGGCCTGGTCGCACATGCTTTCTGGGACATTCGTTTGCGTGCTGAACATACCGGCTGAATCGAATGCATTGAGCATACCGGTGGTCTCTATTATCGTTTTATCGGTTTTTTGTATCCCGGTTCGCCCAAGAGATACCATGGTCTGGCTCTTCCCGCCATACTCATAAGAATCGTTGACGGTTCCGAACCGCATCAGGTTATCTGACGTTTCCCAGGATTCATCAGTATTGACGATGATTGACCCGCCGTTGCTGTACATAGTTGACGAAATGACGGC